AAATGTTTGGCTAAATGAAGATTTGGTGGTGTCTAGAGAGCACTTCTCTAATACGTCATTATCTTTTGCTGGACTTTCTGATAAAGAGTGTAATGATCTTGTTATGAACAATTGCGTTAGCATTGATTGTTTTAAGATTAAGGATCAAGGCTTTAGAAGTAGAGCGTTTTGTGTTGGTGGTCTGCTTTATGTAGCAGATAATCATACAATACCAAAGCCAGATCAAAATGGCGAGGATTGGTCTGAGTTTACTCTTAAGATTATTCAAACCTTACCTGAAGGAGTTGGAGGAAATTTCTCCATTAAGATGAGACAAGATAGGCTCATTCGTTTGCCTCACAAGGAACTTTGTTTCTTTTGGGCTCACGGTGTACCACCTAAGCGTGATCTGACCGAGCTAATAGCTAAAGCTGGGAACCAGCTTCAGTTTAATGGTTGGTTGAATATGAGAGAACAAAGTGGACAACCTTTTACTATGAAAGTGGTTAAGGCCGCTCGCAAGGATAAGGTCCTTGTTGATCACAGTAAATTACATAGTGGAGCTCAGGTTTTAGATCTTTATGGTATGATACCTGAAAAGAAGCCACGTGATGGAGACTGCGGAGCAGTTTTGTGTTCACGAAGCAGGTTAGGATATGCAATTCATGGATTGCATTTTGGATATCGCGATAAGGAAGAAGTTGCCCTTTCAGTAGTTTTAGACTATGAGACTGTAATGTCTGTAGTTGGTGATAAAATATTGCAGACTGGAACTCCCACTTTAAATAGTGGGTCTACTACGCATGAGTTATTAGAGCTTCATGGTAAGAGCCCTTTACGCTATCTTAAAAAAGGATCCTTGGAGGTTTTCGGATCACTTAAGGGACACCGTGCTCATCCTCGCAGTTATGTGAAGAAGAGTGTGCTTTGTGATGCCTTGCAAAAGCGAGGATTTGTCTTAAAGCATGGTGCGCCTGACTTTAAGGATTGGCGTTCTAAAGCTCTAGCCCTTGAAGCTATTACGGCTGAAAAGAACTTGGTAGATGAAACTGTACTTGATCGTGTTGCTCAAGAATTCTATAAAGAAATCGTTGAAGAGATCAAGGATGAAGATTTGAGTCACTTAAAAGTGATGGATCTTTTTACAGCCATAAATGGTGCTGCCGGTGTTAAATACGTCGACAAACTCAAACGCCAGACTAGTGCTGGTTTTCCTTGGAATCATACCAAGATGCGCCATTTAAGTCCTATGGATCCAACCAATGGACTTCAAGATCCAGTTGAGCTGGACGCTGAGATGATGGAACGAGTTGAGAAGATAATTGATACCTATCTTGTGGGAAAGATATGGTGTCCTATTTTCAAAGCTAGTCTGAAGGACGAAGCAATTAAGTTTGCTAAGATCGAAATGGGAAAAACCCGTGTTTTCATGGGAGCGCCCATGGATTGGTCTATAGTGGTTAGGATGTATTTCTTAGGTGTCATTAAGTTGATGAATGAAAACCGATTCACTTTTGAATCAGCTGTAGGAATTAATGCCACTTCTAAAGAATGGACTGACTTTTATGAGTTTGTTACTAAGTTTGGAACTGACAGGATTATTGCTGGTGATTATAGTGATTTTGACAAAACAATGTGCGCATATGTTATTTGGAAAGCTTTTGAACTTTTGATTAAGGTTTATGAAGTACCAGAAATGTTGCGCGTCATCAAACTTCTTCAAAAAGGAGTTTTACCCGAAGATATCAGGCCGAATTTGCCCCTTATGGAGGAGCAAATGATACGCAAAGGTATTGCTTTGGATACAATCTACGCATTCATTGAATTTTTCGGTGATTTGTGTAGAGCTGGTGGTATAGTCCCTAGTGGTCACCCCCTAACTGTGGTTATTAATGGCATTGCTAACTGTCTCTATATGAGATATGCTTTTGCAATGTTGAACCCAGCAGGGAAGACTTCTAAAGGATTTAAGGATGTAGTCGCTTT